TTATGAATCAGTATAGAAATAAATTAGTTTATGATGCTGCAACAGGCGACATTAAAGATGACAAAAAACATATGTCAATGTTGGAAGATTTTTTCCTACCACGAAGAGAAGGTGGTAGAGGTACTGAAATATCAACATTACCAGGTGGAGAAAACCTAGGTCAAATTGATGATATTATATACTTCCAAAAGAAATTATATAGGTCTCTTAATGTACCTATAAACAGATTAGAACAAGAATCTACCTTTGCTTTAGGTAGATCTACTGAAATATCTAGAGATGAAGTTAAATTTAAGAAATTCATTGATAGAATAAGAAAAAGATTTTCCGATGTGTTTATGCAAACACTTAAAACGCAACTATTACTTAAGGGTGTTATAACTACTAAAGATTGGGATGTGTGGAAAGAAGGTATTGCCTTTGATTATATTGAAGACAATTACTTTAGTGAACTGAAAGAAGCGGAAATTGTCCGTGAAAGGTTCGAGCTTATTGCTTCGGTTGATGAGTATGTAGGTAAATACATATCAAACGAATGGGTTAGAAAGACAATTCTACGTCAAACAGATGATGATATTTTAGCTCTTGATAAGCAAATGGAAGGTGAGGATGATGGTGAAGACGACGATCTTGACCTTGATTAGCATCTAGAAAAGTAAATTATTATAAATATATATTGACACGAGGAATAAATGAGTATAGAAAATATGATTAAAAATATCGGTAGTGGCGAAAATGTCGCAGCCGGTAAAGACTTTGAGTCAGTCTTAGCAGATAAAATGACATCTGCTTTGAATTCAAAGAAAATAGAAATGGCTTCAGGTATTGGTAAAACACCAGTAGAATCTGAAGATAACATAGATAAAGTAGAGGCATAGATGAAACTTATATCAGAATACGTAAGCAATAACTTAAATGTCGTAAGCGAAGCCAAAAAGAATGGTGATAAGAGCTACGTCATCGAAGGCGTATTCATGCAGGCTAATAAGAAAAATCGAAATGGCCGAATCTATGAAAAACAAATTTTAGAATCTGCAGTAGGCAAATATGTCGACGAGCAGGTTTCTCAAGGTAGAGCTGTTGGAGAGTTAAATCATCCGGAAGGACCAACAGTAAACCTTGACAAAGTTTCTCATAAAATCACTGAACTCAAATTTGAGGGAAATGATGTTTATGGAAAAGCATCAATACTTAAAACTCCTATGGGTAAGATCGTCGAAGGTCTTCTTGAAGGTGGTGTTAAGCTTGGTGTATCAAGTCGTGGTATGGGAACTCTTGCGAACAAAAACGGAACCATGTATGTGAAGGATGACTTTATGTTAGCCTCCGTAGACATAGTCCAGGACCCTTCTGCTCCGTCAGCTTTTGTTAACGGTGTTATGGAAGGTGTTGATTGGATATGGAATAATGGTATCCTGCAGCCGCAAGAAATTGAAAAAATTGAGACTGAAATAAAACGTACTCCCGCTAAGCATTTAGCTGAAGCAGAGATCAAAGCGTTTAAGAATTTCCTCTCTAAACTTTAATAAACTCAAAACTTAAGAGGACAAACATATGTCAATGACAGATGAAATTAAAAAAGTTGTCGCCGAAAGCGTTGAAGCTGAATCAGTAACTGAAGAAGAAATCTCAGAAGTTGCCGAGGAAGTTGTTGAAGAGGAAGTTGAAGTTGCCGAAGCTAAGGTAAAGGAAGAAGAAGAAGACGAAAAGGACGATTCTGACGAAGACGAAGATGAAGTAGAGGAATCTGCTGACTCCGAGGAAGAAGAAGAAGAAGACGAAGTAGAAGAAGTTTCTATTCCTAAAACTAAAGCTGGTGTAATTAACGCTGCTCTCGATATGCTAAAAAAGGCGAGAAAAGACGAAGCGCAACAGTTGTTCGCAAAGATGGTAAAACAAGTATCAGAAACTAGTGTGAAAAAAGAAGAGGTTAATACCGAATCTTCTAACAAAGTTGAAGATGCTAACTGGGACGAAGATTTAGATATCTTAGTTGCAGAAGAAGTTACACTATCTGATGGATTCCGTGATAAAGCTGGTGCTATCTTTGAAGCTGCTTACAAAATGAAAGTAAGTGCTGAAATCGATAGATTAGAATCAGAATATGCGCAAAACCTTGAGTCTGAAGTAAACGACCTAAATGAATCGCTTGTAAATAAAGTAGATTCATATCTTAACTATGTAGTTGAGAATTGGGTTAAAGAAAACGAAGTTGCAATCGAGCAAGGTCTTAGGACTGAAATCGCTGAGCAATTTATGGATTCTTTACAATCAGTATTCAAGGAACATTACATTGAAGTTCCAGAAGGTAAAGCAAACTTAATCGACGATTTAGCTGATCAAGTTGCAGAACTAGAAGAACAACTCAATAAAACCACAGAAGATAATATTCAATTACACGAAAAATCTCAATCATTTGAAAGAGCTGACGTTGTAAGAAGACAATCTTCGGGCTTGGCAGCAACAGAAGCTGAGAAACTAGCATCTTTGGTAGAAGACATTGATTTTGACGACGTTAATACTTTCGAAATGAAAGTAAAAACTGTTAAAGAATCATACTTTGAAAAAGACGTTACTGAATCAGTAGATGAAGCTGATGCTTTAGTTGGAAATGAAGAACAACCACTTGTGGAATCTTCAGGTTCAATGAATGCATATACTCAAGCTATTAGTAAACACATTAAATAACTCATAGAGGAAAACAAAAATGTTTAGTGCAGACGAAAAATTAATGGAGAAATGGTCTCCCGTCTTGGAACATGGAGATGTTCCAGGTATCGACGATAGATACAAAAAGGCAGTAACTGCAAGACTTCTTGAAAACCAAGAAGTTGCTCTACAAGAAGAAAGAGTACAACAAAGTTTTGGTAATGTAACAGAAGCCCACGCTAACGCGACTGGCTCTAACATTGCTAACTTTGATCCAGTACTTATCTCACTTGTAAGGCGTGCAATGCCAAACTTAATTGCTTATGATATCGCTGGCGTTCAGCCAATGAGCGGACCAACTGGTCTTATCTTCGCAATGAAGTCAAAATACTCAACACAAGGTGGAACAGAAGCTCTGTTCTCTGAAGCTGATACAGCGTTTAGTGGTGTTACCGCTCAAGAAGCTGGACCAACTGGTCTAGACGGATTGACTGATGCTGATTCTGATGGTGACATCGGTGATGGCGACACAACTCATACACATGGTGTTGGTTTACCAACTGCGACTGCGGAACAACGCGGTATGTCAGGTGGAGCAGGTGCGGCTTTTGGTGAAATGGCTTTCTCAATCGAGAAATCTACAGTAACTGCTAAGTCAAGAGCTCTAAAAGCTGAATACACAATGGAACTTGCGCAAGATCTTAAAGCTGTGCACGGTCTAGATGCTGAAGGCGAATTAGCTAATATCCTATCTGCAGAGATCCTAGCGGAAATCAACAGAGAAGTTGTTAGAACAGTTTTAGTTAAAGCTAAAATGGGTGCTCAACAAGCAAACACAACTATTAATGGTGTGTTTAATCTTTCATCTGATTCAGATGGCAGATGGATGGCTGAGAAGTTCAAAGGTCTTATCATGCAAATCGAAAGAGAAGCTAACGTAATTGCTAAAGAAACAAGACGTGGAAAAGGTAACTATGTTATCGTTTCTTCTGATGTTGCTTCAGCTTTAGCTGCTTCAGGCATGTTAGATTATTCTCCAGCTTTAGCTACAAACCTAAACGTTGATGATACTGGTAATACTTTTGCTGGTGTTCTTAACGGAAGACTAAAGGTTTACATCGATCCTTATGCAACAGTAGACTTTGTCTGCGTTGGATATAGAGGTGCTAATCCTTATGACGCTGGTATGTTCTATTGCCCATACGTTCCTTTAACTATGGTTAAAGCCGTTGGTGAAGAAGACTTCCAACCAAGAATCGGATTCAAAACAAGATACGGCATGGTTGCAAATCCATTCGTAGCTGCTGATGGTACTGGTACTGATCGTGCTAATCCATACTTCAGAATCTTCAGAGTTGACGAGATGATGGACTAATCCATTATTAGTTAATTCTAATTCTTTAAAAGGGGCTCTTCGGAGTCCCTTTTTTTATACGTAGCATTTAAATCATTATAAATAGATATATGAATGAAAAAGAAC